CTTACAACAGTAACTTTAGAGGGTGCTACGCCGGTATTGGATTTACATACGACCCAGTATCAGATATGTTTTTATTACCGCAAGTACTTACTAATACACCGCAAGACCCCGTCCCCTAATAAGGCCCAACAATGCTCGGCTATAGCGCACTATCAGAAGCACCATTTTCTGCGCTAGCCGGAGCGGTTAGCCAGAACGTATCCGTCAACGTAACTGGGGTTCAAGCTTCCGGTGTAGTTGGTACGGCTACAGTTAATGCAACTTCTGATGTTTCTGTCAACGTAACCGGGGCCCAAGCCTCTGGTGCAATTGGTACCGCTACAGTCAACGCCAACGCTAATGTAACTCTAACTGGAGTCCAAGCCTCTGGTGCAATTGGTACAGTTACAGTTGATGTTGCAGGTAATATATCCGTCAATGTAACCGGAGTCCAAGCTTCCGGTGCAGTTGGTACTGTAGTTGTAAATGCGGTACAAAACGTATCGGTAAACGTAACAGGAGTTCAAGCCGAAGGGCAAGTTGGGTATGTTAACGCTACTATTGCCGTAATTGTTGGAGTTAGTGGCGATGCGGGCGTAGGTGAACTTGGCGATGAGTCTGTAATTGGCGACGCCAATATATATCCAACTGGAGTCCAAACTTCCGGCGCAGTTGGCACTGCTACAGTATCTGGCGCCGCAGTAATTACCACCGTAACCGGGGTAGAAGCCACTGGAGCAGTTGGTACCGTCGTTGCATCTGGCGCAGCAAATGTAAACGCAACTGGGGTATTAGGCACCACCCAGCAAGGCAGCGTTACGGTATTTACGGGCGTTGATGTAACAGTATACGTTTCGGGGGTTAGCGCCAACGGGGCGGTTGGTTCGGTTGATGTAGTTGGAACGGCAAATATTTACCCCACCGGAGTGCAAGCTTCGGGGGCCGTTGGCACCGCTACAGTTGATTTAAGTATAGCCGTATCCGTTACTGGAGTAACCGCCACAGGAGAAGTTGGCACAGCAGATGTTGATGTCACTCTTTACGTAAACGTAACTGGAGTAATAGGCACCGGCGATATTGGAACCGCAGAAGTAAACGCGGATTCGGTAATTAATGCAGTAGGGGTAGCGGCTTCCACGGCAATTGGAAATGTTGTTATTCCCCAACCAATTTCAGTACCTGTAACGGGTGTATTTGCTACGGGGCAAGTTGGTACTGCTACAGTAGACCTTAATAAAAACGTAGCTGTTACAGGGGTAAGTGCTTCTACTTTTGTTGGAAATGTATCATTTCAAGAGTATGTTGCTCCCGTTGGAGTTACTGGATTCGGCCTTGTAGGTCCGGCCTTTGCGTATTGTTCGGCTAACGTATATCCAACAGGAGTTTCTGGTACTGGACAAGTTGGAACCGTTAGTATAACCCCCGGAATTGGGGTGCTTGTTTCTGGCGTAGCCGCAAACGGCCAAGTAGGTAATGCAGCCGTAGTAGCGCAATCGTTTGTGTTTGTAACGGGAGTGCAAGGGGTTGGGGAGCTTGGAAGCGTATTGCTTTGGGGCAAAATTGACGACTCCCAAAACCCCAATTACAATCCAATCACACCTGCGCAAACACCAAATTTTACTCCAATAAATAATTCGCAAACACCTAATTGGGGTCCCATAGCAGCGTAAAGGAATCATTATGCCCAGTTCATATTCCCCCCTACTTCGTATAGAACTTATGACAACCGGAGAAAACTCCGGCGCATGGGGAAACATCACTAATACCAATTTGTCCACAATTCTTGAACAAGCAATTGCTGGGACGGTAAACATTTCAATTACTGGGGCAAGTAGCCCAATTACGCTTACTCAAAGTAATGGCGCATCAGACCAAGCACGCACAGCTATTCTTCTTATTACGGGTACAAATGCTAGCCCAATTAGTATTGTGGCCCCAACGACCAGTAAAATTTACTTCGTAAACAATAGCTCTAATCAGACAATTACCATTAAAGGGTCGTCTACTACTGGCGTGGCTGTAGCCAGCGGCGGCAAGCAGTTTGTTGTATACGACACAAATGCTGGGGATTTCGTAGCGCAGTCTTCCGCTGCGTATGTTTCATCGGTCAACGTTTCTGGGGGTTCCACCGGGCTTACATTTAGCGGGGGGCCAATTACTTCTTCAGGAACTATCACGGCGGGGGGAACGCTTGCGATTGCAAACGGAGGTACGGGTGCAGTTACACAACCTGCGGCAATTAACAATCTTTTACCTGCACAAGCTGCACAAGCCGGTAAGTTTCTTTACACAGATGGTACCAACGTATCTTGGGCTACTGCCGGTAGTGGCGGGGTTGGTACCGTAACTTCTGTAGGATTAAGTACCACGTTATCCGGCATCACTATTACTGGAAGTCCGGTTACTACTTCTGGCGTTATTTCGTTAGGCGGCACACTTGGTATCGCTAATGGAGGCACGGGGCAAACCACAGCTACTACTGCCTTCAACGCCCTCGCCCCCGCACAAGCCACCAACTCGGGCAAATTCTTAACTACCGACGGCACTAATGCGTCTTGGACTAGTGCGGTAACTTCTGTACAAGCTTCTGGCGGAACCACCGGCCTATCTTTCTCAGGCGGACCAATTACTTCTACTGGAACGCTTACTCTTGCTGGTGCGTTGAACGTAGCAAATGGTGGCACTGGAGCTACTTCAGCAACAAATGCAATTAATAACCTAATGCCTACTCAATCGGGGCAAGCGGGGAAATATCTTACTACCGATGGGGCAAACCTGTCTTGGTCTGCAGTTAGCGGCGGGGGCGGGGGTACTGTAACTTCGGTTTCATTTTCTACTGGCACTACGGGCCTTTCTGTAACTGGTTCTCCAATTACTTCTTCTGGCACATTAACTCTTGCTGGCACATTAAATATTTCTAACGGCGGCACGGGAGCAACAACTACTTCCGGAGCCAGAGCGAACCTTGGTCTTGGCACCCTTGCAACGGCCAGTTCAGTAGACTTAGGTACTCAAGTATCAGGCACTTTGGCAGTGGCTAGTGGGGGTACTGGAGCATCAACCGCTTCTGGGGCTAGAAGTAGCCTTGGTCTTGGCACCCTTGCAACGGCCAGTTCAGTAGACTTAGGTACTCAAGTATCAGGCACTTTGGCAGTGGCTAGTGGGGGTACTGGAGCATCAACCGCTTCTGGGGCTAGAAGTAGCCTTGGTCTTGGCACCCTTGCAACGGCCAGTTCAGTAGATTTAAGTTCGCAAGTATCAGGTACTTTGGCTATAGGTAATGGGGGCACTGGGTCAACAACCGCTTCTGGGGCTAGAAGTAATCTTGGTCTTGGCACCCTTGCAACTGCCAGTTCAGTAGATTTAAGTTCGCAAGTATCAAGTACTTTAGGGGTGGGTAACGGAGGTACTGGCGTATCTACTCCCGGCGCGGCGGGTAATGTTCTTACTAGTAATGGGTCTGCGTGGGTATCTTCCGCCCCCAGTGGAAGTGGTGGGTTTAGTAATATTGCTTCTTTTAGTTCTTCAAGTTCTTGGACAGTCCCAGCAGGAGTTACTAAATTTAAAGTTACCGTTGTGGGCGGTGGTGGCGGAGCGGGATACGCAGGTAGTGGCTCATCGGCTTCTGCTGGTGCTGCGGGCGCAGCGGCGATTAAAATATTTAGCGGGGTTTCTTCCGGCACGTCATACAGCTTTACTGTAGGTTCGGGCGGCGCGGGTGGAGCGTCAGCGTCAGTAAGTGGGACTTCTGGCGGTACATCGTCTTTCAATGGCCCTTCTACTGTTACTGCTACTGGGGGCGTTGGTGGGGCTTGGGCGAATAGTTCTACTATGGGGTCAAATTCCGGTGCCGGGGGGTCTGCTTCTGGTGGGGATTTAAACTTTGGTGGTTGTTGCGGGGATATTGGCACTACAAACTCTCCAGCTAACGCATCTGCTGGTGCCCCATCAATTTTTGGTGGTGGGGGGCGTGCTGGGAATACTAATGGAACAAATACTGGTGGTGATGCTATTGCCCCCGGTGCCGGTGGCGGTGCTGGACGTAGTGGGGCTGCTGGCGGTGCTGGCGCAGCAGGTATTATTATCATTGAATACTAAGAGACTGATATGAAAGCACTAATTTCCCCCAATGAAAAAGTTTATTTGTATGACGGCACAGTAGGTCAACGCGTTGCCGAAGTAGTACAAGATACTCAAACATTCCCCGTTGCAGAGCCGTTATTTTGGACTCTTTGCGCAGATGATGTAATAGCCGACGAATTTTATTGGACTGGCACACAAATTCTGCCCATCCCCGCCGCTCCTATTCCTGAGCCTACCCCCACCCCCACAAATTAAATATAAATGGATGCTCGCCTTGGTATTGCCGCGTTAACTCTCAGTGCCTCGGCGTTAGTAGGGATTGCCGTACATGAGGGATATAGCCCCGTTGCGTATGAGCCGGTAAAAGGTGACGTACCAACCATTGGATTTGGTACTACTGAAGGGGTTAAACACGGCGACAAAACTACCCCAGAACGTGCCTTGGTCCGCCTTCTTAGTGATGCTAATAAATTTCAAACTGCGGTCAAGACCTGTGCACCAGTACCAATGTTTCAGTATGAGTTTGATACGTATGTTTCATTAACTTACAATATTGGCACTAAAAACTTTTGTAGTTCTACGCTGGTAAAAAAACTTAAAGCTGGCGATTACGAAGGTGCTTGCAAAGAAATTCTTCGCTGGGATAGGTTTAAGGGCAAACCACTCGCAGGCCTAACAAAACGCAGGCAAAAGGAGTATGAACAATGCTTGGGTTCTTGATGAATCGTTGGGTATTGGGTGGGTTGGCCGGGCTTGTTATGCTCGGCTTTGTCTATTGGAAGGGCGTTAACCACGGCAAAGAAGTTGTTCAGCAGAAGTGGGACGCGTATAAGGTAGTGCAAGAACGAGAAGTTCAATTGCTCAAAGACCAAGCCCGCAAAACCGAACAAAGCATGCAAAAAGAAATAAACCGAATACAAAAGGAAAAAGTCAATGCAAATCAGATTGCTACTACTCGCTACAACGCTCTTATTAACAGCCTGCGCAACCGCCCCGAAACCCGTCAAGACCCAGTGTCCAACGATTCCGGAAGTGGTGTGGGATGTACGGGTGCGGGATTGGCAAGAGGAGATGCAGAATTTCTTGCTGGGTACGCTGCCGACGCAGCCCGGCTTCAAGCTGCCTATGACTCCTGCCGTGATGCCTACGAAATAATTAAAAAACAAGCAAATGGCGAGTAAAAATGACCTTACAGAAATTCCTTCTTAAGCCCGGCGTTAACCGCGAAAACACTCGGTATACAACTGAAGGCGGTTGGTACGACTGTGACAAAATTAGGTTTCGCCAAGGTACCCCAGAAAAAATTGGTGGGTGGCAGTGGATTTCCTCAAATACGTATTTGGGTATTTGCCGGTCTTTGTGGGACTGGGTGACTCTTGGTGGAATCAATTTAACCGGAGTTGGTACAAACCTAAAATTTTACATTGAAACTGGTGGGTCTTATTACGACGTAACCCCCATTCGCGCTGCCGTAACTTTGGCTGCTAACCCAATTTCTACCCAACTTAACTCCTCCACGGTAACAATTACAGATGCCAATGGTGGGTATACGCCCGGAGATTTTGTCACGTTCTATGGTGCCACTGCTGTAGGCGGCTTGACTATTAGTGGGCAGTATCAAATACAAACTGCTACGGCGTCTACATACACAATAATTGCGGCGAGCACGGCGAGTTCTACTGCTGTCGGTGGGGGCAGTAACGTACGCGCAATTTATCAAGTTAATGTTGGGGCGGACTTTTCTTCTCCGACAGTTGGATGGGGTGCTGGCGGCTGGGGTTTAGGTACGTGGGGTAACGGCGTCTCTAGTACCACAACGTTACGTATTTGGAACCAAAACAACTTTGGTGAAAATTTAATTTTTGGGCCAAGCGGCGGGGGCATTTACTATTGGGAAGCCTCAACTGGATATACCGCCCCAACCGTTTCAATTTCTATTGCGTCCCCCGCCGTAATTTCTGCAACAAACACGTTTAATAACGGCACTCCTATACGGTTTACTACAACCGGTGCGTTACCTACGGGGCTTACTGTTGGCACTCAGTATTTTGTAATTAACTCTACAGGAACTACTTTTAACGTAGCCGCAACCGCTGGGGGTGCTGCCATCAATACTTCCGGTACGCAATCGGGAACGCATACTGTTTTACCAAATGCACCGCTTTTAAAGGATTATGCAGCGGCGGCTAGTGTGCCAATAATTCAAAACTATGTGCTTGTTTCGGATATAAATCGGTTTGTGTTTGCATTTGGGTGCAATGATTACGGCTCCACTACACTAGACCCAATGTTGATTCGATGGTCTGACCAAGAAGACCCATTTAATTGGTCCCCCGCTGCTACTAACCAAGCGGGTAGTTTGCGCTTATCGCACGGCTCCAAAATCATTACGGCGATGCAGGCCCGCCAAGAAGTATTGGTATGGACGGATTCTTCTGTTTACTCTTTACAGTATCAAGGAGCACCCGCCGTATGGGGCGCACAACTTTTGGGCGACTCTATTTCTATTGCAAGTCAAAACGCTGCTGTATATGCCAGTAACGTAGCCTACTGGATGGGTATTGATAAATTCTATAAGTACGACGGTCGGGTTCAAACTCTTAGATGCGATTTACGTCAGTACATTTTCCAAGACATCAATCAAAACCAGTACCAACAAGTTTTTTCTGGTACCAATGAAGCCTATAACGAGGCTTGGTGGTTTTACTGTTCTGCAAACAGCACAACAATTGATAAGTACGTTGTGTATAACTACGCAGAAGATGTTTGGTATTTTGGGACTATGGCTCGCACCGCATGGCTAGATTCGGGATTACAAACGTACCCTGTTGCGGCTACATACATTAACAACCTTGTTTATCATGAAACTGGAAATGACGACGTAGCAACGGGAGTTGCGGCCCCAATTGTTTCTTACATAACCAGCTCTGAATTTGATTTAGACGACGGCCACAAATTTGCGTTTATTTGGCGCGTATTGCCGGATATTACTTTTAGAGGGTCTAATGCTGTAAGTCCACAAGTAACTATGTATTTGTACCCGCTGGAAAACTCTGGTTCTGGCTACAACGACCCTGCTTCGGTTGGGGGTACAAACAACGCTGCAGTAATTCGCACAGCTACATTACCGATTGAACAATTTACCGGACAAATTTATACTCGTGTCCGTGGGCGCCAGCTTGCAATGAAAGTGGAATCGACTGGTTTAGGGGTTGCATGGCAGTTGGGTGCCCCTCGTGTGGACATGAGGCCGGATGGTAGGCGGTAGTAGGAAACTAAAACAATGCCTAATATCATCCAAAAACCCGACGCTCCGTCGCTACCACTAGCGCCAATTAATTACTTACAAACATACCAAGACCAGCACAACAACGTCTTGCGTTTGTTTTTTAATCGGCTTACTACAGCGATTAAATCTATTTTATCTCCCGATGCTGGGGGCAAGTTTTTGTATTTTCCGTATGGTGCATGGCAAAGCAACCTAACGCAAACAAACGTAGCTAACACCGCTACGGTGATGATTCTTGAGCAAACTGATTACGTTAACAACGTAGCAATTAATCAGACTATAGCCACGGTTACGGGTTCTATTAGTGGAACTACTTTAACTGTAACTGCTGTTGCTTCTGGGACTATTTATGTCGGCATGACGGTAACTGGAAGTGGTGTATCTGCAAATACGCGCATTACTGCTTTAGGCACCGGTACTGGCGGGGTTGGTACATACACAGTCAACAATTCTCAAACCGTTTCAAGCGCCACGCTTACTCTAACTGCAAACTCAAAAATAACTGCTAATGACCCCGGCATCTACAACCTTCAATGGTCAGGCCAGTTTCAAAACACGGATAACGCCCAACACGACATTTCTGTTTGGCTTCGACAAAATGGTACCGATATTGCTGGGTCTACTGGGTTAATTTCTATTCCAGCTAGAAAGTCCGCCGGTGCGGGTAATGAAGGGCACATTATTGTGGGGTGGAATTATTTTATTCAGCTAAGCGCTGGAGATTATGTAGAACTATGGTGGTCTACTGATAGCACCACAGTAACTTTGCAAGCCTATCCGGCAGGTACATCGCCAACACGACCAACAACTGCGTCAGTAATTGCGACTCTTTCTTTTGTAAGTAACGTAAGTTAATTCATTTGGGTATTTATATGGCTAATTGGTACGACACCCTCCCTTCGCTTCCAGCAAACGCACAAGACGCCCGAATTATAGAAACCGGTTTTGGCCCCGCTTATTTATACATTACTGGGTACGACGGCGACGACAGTCCAGTCTATGACTACGCAAAAGCCCCTGCGGGTAATTTTGTAACGGCTGGGTATGACGAAGAAGGCACTCCGATTAGAGAGTTTGTTCCCGCTTCTTCCGCTTCTGCCCCCTCGCCTACGCCTGCCCCTGTTGTACCTATTGCGCCTACTACCGCTGCTTCTGCCCCTACCCCCGCTCCCACTACTGCCCCTGTTGTACCTATTGCGCCTACTACTGCGGCAACTCCGACCCCAACTCCAACGACTACTTCAACACCGACCCCAACTCCAACGACCACTAAACCCCCCACCGTTGCAATTTCTACGTTAACGGACGCCCGCAAAGCTACGGGTATGTCGAGTGCTTCGGCTCAAACTTTGGCTGATAAGCTGGGCGCCCCCATTACGGAAGGCGGAAAAATTACTTTCCCCAAAGGCTATTCTGCGAATCAATTTAATGCGGTAATCACTACGCTGCAGCCACAGCTTGATGCGTTGAATCAGCAAAAAACCACGCTTGCGCAGCAGTTGCAAACTCTGCATTCGCAGATGAAAAGAACTTTTAGTCTTACGGGGGGAACCGGCTACACCGGTACCAAAGACCAAATAGCGCAAGAAACCGCCCTGCAAAAACAACTTAGTGATTTGGGTAGTATTGGTACAGCTTCTACACAATTCGCGACTACTAAATCATATTCCGGCACTATTGGGGCGCTGCAACAACAGATTGATTCTGCAAACACCCAAATCGGCAAAGTTGAATCTCAAGACTTGTCTAAGCTTAAAGCCGCACAAGACGCGGAAGAAAGACTATACAAACAATACTTAACTTCACTGACCGACGAAACCGGCAAAAAAGTTTATACAACTACTCAAGTTAATGCGCTTGTCAAAGCAGAAGACAAAGCCAACGCTACCGAATATAACAACTTTAAAACCAACCTTGCCGCAGTGGGGTATCAGGATTTGAGTGCTATTCACACTCGTCCTATGACTATTGATGAAATGGCTAGCACGCCATATGCGCAAGAAAACGGGTTTACTAAAGAAGTTTTAACCGAACTAGTAAGTAAAAAGTTATTTACTTTGCCCGACGTTCCAACCGGCAATATCTATTCGACCATAACGTCAGTAGATATGAAAACTGCTGACCAGTATTTGAAAGACGCAGTAACTAACACCGACAACCGAGTACAAACTGCCCTTACATATCTCAACCAATACAATTTAGACCAACGATTTAAGTCTGGAGATACTACTATTGGGTTTGCAATTGACCAAGTAGCAAATCTGCAATCCGCTTTAGCAGACGGAACAATTTCGCCTGAAGAAAAACAACTTATTGGTAAAGGGCTAACCAATTTTTATAACAAAGCCGGGGCCGCTTTTGGGGGTACAAACATCCCTGCAGAACAACTGGGTGCTATTAAACCGGTAAAAAATGCGCCGGGCTACTTTAGTAAAGGGGTTAATCAAGACAAAAAGGGTGGGTACACCATCTACTATAAGCAGAACCCAGATGGCACTTACTCTTACCAAAGCACATCGTATTCGTTTACCCCAACCGGAGATAGCGGGTTTCTTGGGCTTGGAAAAGTAGGCGATTTCTTACTCAGCGCGGGATTGGCTTGGGCTACTGGCGGGATTGGTGGGGCCATTACTGGTTTTGGTGCAAACGCTACTGCTGGGCAGTTAGCTATTAATGCTGCTATTGGGTCAATAGTTTCAAACGTAGCTAAATCAATTATTACCGGACAAGACCTATCCCTTCAAAATATTTTAACGTCTGCGGGTACAGCAGGCTTGGCTAGGTACGTTGGGGAAGCAGTATCAAATAATGACCTACTTAAAGATTTAAGTCCCACAACAAGAAACGCAATTATTGGGGCTTCAGTAAATGCTGCTGTAACACTTGCTAGAACTGGAGACCTTGGAGCTACATTTAATGCCGCTGCTGAAGGTGGGGCACAAGGGGCTATTAATACTCAAGTAGATTCTTGGTTTGCCAACGGCAAATTAGCTATTCCGGGGTTTGGGGACGTTGATGTCTCTAAAATGGATGACCCAACATTAAATATAGTTAAAAATGCTATTTCTAATGTGCTTTCTGATGTGACGTTGCGTGGGGGCAACCTTGGGCAAGCGTTTATTACTGCGTTAGGTAATGCAGGGTTTCAACTCGCTAAAAACGAACTAAAACCTGTTGTTACTTCAGTAGTAGACCAAGCCAAAGACGCCGCAATAAATAACTACAATAACCTTCGCACTAAAACACTTAACATGTTTGCAGATGCTAGCGGGGCTGGCGGCACAATGACGGATGTTGGTGGGCCAATTTATACGGCACCGGCAGTTGACGTTGTAGCGTCTAAAATTGACGACAACATCCTTAACAATATTATTTCTAGGGCCGTCGATAGAATTCAAAATTGGTCTGACAGCATAGACACTAAAAAAGCTGTTTTTGACCTTGCAGATTCTGCAATTAAATACTTTCAATCTACGGGCAATAAAACACTAATTGATACTGCTGCAACTGCGTTAAAGGCGGGGGGCGGATTACTCCAAGCAGTTGCCGGTCTTGCAGTATTTGCTGGTCAAAACCCCGACGCAACAGGTGTTGGGAAACTAGCAAAACAACTTGTAGATTTGGGAAATGCTAGCAATACGCCGGAACGTGCGGCCATATTAAAAGAAATGAACGCAAACGTTGCCGCTGCTACAGGATTTTCGGGCACAATAAAAGCGCTTTACGAAAACTTTGAAAAAGCCCCCATGACTTTCCTTACCGAAGCGATTGGGGTAGATGCTATGCAAGAAGTTGCCCCGTTATTAGTTGGGGGCGGTGCAGGCGCATTGGCTAGGGGCGCGGGGTTAATTGCTAAATGGGGGCCTGAATTTGCTTCGGGCTTAGTAAAAGCTTCTCAACTTACGGGTGCCGCCGCAACAGATTTTGTTGAAGCCGTGGGGGGTGCCGCCCAAAACGCATATAACGACGCATATAACGCCGCCCGCAAAGCGGGGCAATCTGAAGAACAAGCCGCACAAACAGCACTCAGTATTGCACAAAAGAACGGCGTTACTGCGGGGCTTTTAAAGGCTGCAACATTGGGGGTTGCTGGGCAACCGTTGGTCGATGCCGTGTTTAAAAACGCACCGGCTTCTGTTAAGTCTGATGTTTCCGGCGCCCTTAGTGCGATAACAGACCGGGCAAAAACCGTTGGCAAAGAAGCCGGATTAAACGTTTTTGAAGACACCGGTACGCAAGCCGCGCTTGAAGTAGATTTGTACAAACTTGACCCGACTAGAGATGTAGGAAAAAGCATTGCCTACACAGGGGCTATGTCGTTAATTTCTAGTGCGGGCGTTACTGGAACAGTTCTTACTGCACAGGATGCGGCGAATCTTGTACAAAAATATCCTGACCTTGCGGCAGGCGTAGCAGCGGCCGCGTCTTTTGCAGTAGACCCAACAGGCACCGCGTTTTTGGGTGGATTGTTGTCTACCGTACCTGCAGTTAAATCAGTATTGGATACCGCAACAGACTCGACTCAACTTAGTAACGCACTTAAAGGTTTGGGCATTACCGACCAAGCGACTATTGCTGTGCTTGGTAAACCTAAATTCGCCGAGTCTTTTATTACTCCAACGGATGTCAAAGATAAGTTTACTTCTTTGGGCTATACAAACCCTGCAAACGACGAAATCTATTCGTTTGTAAATGCCCCCGATATTTCAGTAGACCAACTAGACGGAAGATTAACCAGTTACGTCAACGACCATACGGTTACAGCCGACGAAGCTAAAACTATTTATCGTGGTTTGGGCGTAACCGACCCCACCGAAGACC